ATGGACCATAGGACTCATTCCCATAATTAGGGCGAGTTGTTTTGGTAACAGAACCTTCAATCTTTCCACCGATATCTTTTTTTCTGTCATTGGGATTGTGTGTTAGTTTTGATTCCGCCCCATCTTCATCTTGTGATGAATACGGCATGGCGTAGTCTTTACCACCATTGATATTTCTTTGAGTTGAGTTCTTATGTCGAGGATCACCAAACCCCTTAGAATAAGTTTCCTCACGGCCGCCAGAAGTTTCAGGCATGCCAGGAAGTGTTCCTATAATAATAGGTTGTTGTTTTTCCCCAACATCTCTCCAGAAACCACAGACCCAAGAGCCTTCTATAAGAAATGAAGGAGTCTTTCCCATACCATGCATGGCTGGGTCTGTCGTTGGGTGCATAACATGAGCCCACGGCAAAGAGCTAGTTGGAATCGCAGAAAGATCGTCCGTATGGTATCCCAAACAGCGAACTCTAACTCTTCCTAACTCTAACGGATCATTTCTATCTTCAACTACACCAATGAACCAGATAAATCCATCTTGTCCCATGTAGTTTTTCAAGCCAGCCATAAATATCTCCCATGTTATAGGAGTATTTAGTCAGATATATTAATGAATATCGGGGTCACGGCCCATCTTGCGAAACTCTGGCGGAATAAATTCGTATTCCTGTATCTCAAGTTTCAACTCACCTACATCTTCAAGGTTAGTTAGGATAGACCATGCATCATCGTAGCTCAAGTGTTCTTCGATGGTCTTTATGATTTTATATTTTTTCATAGGATTTATTTAGGGTTCAAAGCCTTTTAGAATTGATTTTATTAACCTAATTCACGGTCTTCTATTGTTTTGATGTGTGAAAAGGGGTTTATTGAAAGGTTTCCCGCCACAACAATACGATCTTTACCCGAATGTTCAGGCACAGAATGGTTAACCCAGCCAGGAAACAAAACCATCAAGCTTGTCTTCGGAAGTATCCGCTGGATTGTTCCGTTAGGTTGTATGCACCTATCAAACATAAGAGGAGCAGAACTATCTGGACACTTTACATAGTAAACGAAACTCCAAAGATGCGGCCAGTGGTTGTGCATGATGGTACGATCTCCCTCACGATAGATTGCTCCCCAACAATCATAAGCCATCATATCCACTTGGTGTGGATTATTCTTTGCAGCCAAATCTATTGCTCGATTACACACCCATTGAAATTCCTGACTACTATCTTGCATGAACCAATCGGTCATGTGAGCTTTCACATTGGTTTTTCTTTGTTGCTTATCACCATACTCTAAGATTTGTCGTTCAAGATTCTCATTCACTGTTAATTTTTGATAATCTTCAATTAACTTACTAGCTATTTCACTCAGATCAAGAGTAATGATTGGAAACTTTTCAGAGAATTGATGCGACAGACTTGATCGATCAAACACTGCTGTCGGTTCAAGTGTTTTAGCTAGTGCGGCCAACATGCTCATATTGTTCTAATGCTCTCTTATAAATTTCAGTTTTAATACCAATAACCTTTTCCAAACGTTTGATACGATTACGAACGCTCTTAGGAATACCACGCATACCACCATTCTTATTTGAGAATGATTTCCGCATTTTATCCAAGTCATCAGTTAAAACTGATAGGGGTTTCTTATGAAGTTTAATTTCTTTTGGTGGTGTGTCGAATGGAATAGCCATCTCTGCATTTGTATCAGGAGATTTAATCACAGAAGGTAATTCTGTTGGCGGCAACTTCGCCTGCTTTTCAATCTTATCCACAATGGCTACAGCCTCCGGCACATATTCAGTTGCCTCATAACTTAAAGATACAGCTTCATCATCATCATTCATGACATAGCCATCTTCAATCGCTTTAGCAACGACCTTCTCTTGTTCTTTACTTAGTGTCTTAACTTTCATTTAAAATATCTCCTAATAGGATAAAGTCATTGAAAATATCGCCTCTAACTTCAAGGAATACGGACTCTATATCCTTCTCCTTGACAGGACGATAGCTCTTAGTCTTCTTAGACCAATACTTAGGAACCTCATCCCACTTCATATCATCAAACTTATCAGAGTCAAGAGTTACAACTTTACCAGACCTAACATCTCCATACTCATCTTTAAAACTTACTGTCGAACCAATCATTTGGGCAATTTCTCCTCTGGATAGTGCCACCACCCTGTAGTCATATATTTCGTTGCACTGTGTACAGGATTTCCACGGTGCTGAAACGTCCATCCGGCAGGGAACATACATCCAAGTCCCTTTCTAGGCCGAACTCTCATCTTCTCATATAAGAACTCTGTCTCTCCTTCATCAATTTCTATATCATTTAGGTAGAACGACCACACAAAACATCGATCCATGTTCTCCCAATTACAAACTTCGCTGTGCCAGTTGTGAAACCCACCACCAAACGGTGGAGTTGCTTGAATTTTAATGTCAGGCGAGACAAGCTTCTTAGTGCCACGATACGCAAACGGAAATTCTGTAATATATCGGTGCATAAGATCGTATTTACATTTCTGAACTCTAGTGTATAGGTCACTATGCCCCTCAAACGTTAACCATTTCTGTTTATCCTTACGAGTCAGGCGATCAGCCTCTACGGTTTTAACGTTTTCCACCTTGTCGAACCATGCAATCATTTCATCACATAGATCACTAGACATAGCTTCAGAATATGATCTTATAAAATTACTCATAATGTGTGATCAACTGCTTTCCTAAACATGCTGATACTTCCTTGCTTAAACTTGTGAGGTTCTATAATATCCATACGATACGACACATTGGGAAGTTCATTTAAGATTCTAAGGTTATTATTAGGTTCTCCACGGAAATATGTGAAGTGAAATAGGGCATACTCCTTGACCATACTCCAATATTCATCCTTAAAAAATTGATACTCCTTTGGACCACCACAATCAAACCACACTAGGTCATACGGGCCTTGCTTCATTACATCATTCATAACAGATGAGGTGCTGAAGTCACCTTCAATGAAGTCAACCAAAGGTTCATCCTCTAACATCGACCTTCTTTCCTTGGCACGATCATCACTATCCTCTAGACTTTGATCATCAACCACTACAAACTTAGGATTATAAGGCTTATTCAAATACTCTTCATCACAATTGGAGTCCCATAGAAGATTGTTACCATTATTTCTCAGAGCCTCAAGAAGGAATGGAGTAGTGTACCCCATTCCAATCTCAAGAATACGCTCAGGACGAACAAGTTCACATAAACTTTTAAGGAAAGGCCCAACTTTCTCTGTACCATAACCAGGCACATACCACTCTTCATGTTCCATACTAAAGAATCTCTGATGTATAACTTACGAGGGGATTGCCACGGGTTGAGTTAACAGAAAAATTCTCTGTCGTTGTTTTAACGTTAATGCGTCGAATTGTCTCTGGCGTGTTTGAGGTCAAACCACAAACATCCTCGAAATACTCAATCGTTACTTTCTTCAACAACTTCTTCTCCATTGCCATAATCCTTTACTCCATATTTAAATTCAGTTTCAGCCGCAATATCCAGCTGGTGCATAACGTCCTCAGTAAAATAAGTCTCAGGATCATTATTTATTGTCTTACCAAAGGTTTTAGTTCCATCAGGAAGTTCAATTCTAGTAGATACACTCTTAAAGATGTTATACTTCAAAGCCAGTTCCAACAAGCCATAGTATTTGTCAAGACCCATATCATAAGTAAGGCGAACATCCACCATCTTATTCTCTTTCGTCAGGCGAGACTTGTGGTTTTTACAGTGAATGATATTACCGATAACCTCAGTACCATCTTTCTCTTTCTTCTTACTCAGGTAGATGATACTACTTGCAGCATACTTCAACCCTGATCCACCACCCATTTCTTTCGTCGAAAATAGACCCATACTCTCGTAAGTATGGTTCGTTACCACCATTGGAACTTTCGCTCGGCCAGATTTAAGGGTCAGAACTCTAAAAGCAGCCTTTAATACCTGAGCCCTCGTCATATCTCTTGTCTCTTTACCATCTGTGGTATCTTCGACTTCCTTCGTGGTACTCAACATACCTAAAGAGTCTAAGCAGACCATCATGGGACGGCGTTCAGACTCAGGTACATCAAGATACGAGTCAAGTACTCGAATAGCCTGTGTGCGAAACTCTTGAACCGTTGTTACAGGCATCATCACCATACGTTTCGGATCAATGCCCCTGTCAGTCACCATATTCTTAGTAATAGCACTTTCACTCTCGAAATAAATAACTCCTGCATTCGGATCAGCATCAAGGAAGTTCTTAACCATACCCATAAGGAAGAATGTTTTACCCGTTGCACTCTCACCAGCTAAAGCCGTGATCTTGTTGCTGGGTAATCCCCCGTAGATGCTTCCAGATAAAAGAGCATTGAAGATATACGAACCTGTGTCAATAAACCCTTCAACGTCACCCGCCTCTACACCGTCAGCAACGATGGAGCCGTACTCATTCATCCCTGCCACCTTCTTTAAAAAATCATTCATTCATAGTTCCTTTTCTGTAATATTATATAGAGTGTAACACATGTACCCAGTTAAGTCAAGTACTTTCTTTAACTTTTTGGGGGTGCCCCTTTTAGATATAGTGTAGATATGAACCAACAATATACTTCGGAGTCTTTATCGGAGGCATACCAGCATGAGGGTGTGTCCATAGAGGAGGAAAGGCTAATACACTGCCCTTCTTACATGGGGATACAACTTTAAAGTCCTCTGCATTTGGCCAAACAACTGTCTGTCCTGCCTCATTGTCAGTTAAGTAGAGAAAGAATACAAGAAACCTCTTTGCATTTGCGTAATCATTCACATCTACGTGAGTACGAAACTCATCTACGCCATCAGGCATATACCTCTTGATCCTTGGAGATTCAAATCCATGTTTATCTGGCCACATAGGGGAAATGTCTTCCTTATAGTTTGCGACACAGGGAAAGAGTAGGTTAAGCAACTCACCCATCTCAGCAGACCAAGACTTCATGTTCTTACCCATGTCTATCTGAGTAAAATCATATGAACTAGAACTCTCTCTCTGCCATTGCTCTGAACTGGCTTCGAACTTATTCACCAGATCATCACAGAAGTCAGGGGGTACTACATCATCGTATATCCTCACGTACTCATCGATCATTTCATTATTCCTTTCATAGCAGAAAATATCTTTTAGACACCTTATTGCATTTATAGTTTAGCATTGCCTCTCACCTTTTAAGGGCCCTGTTTTAGAAAAGAGCCCCCCTTTAAGGCCCCCCCTAAAAAAGAGAGAGTG